TTTTTAAAGTTTGATTTTCATCAACCTTTGTAAATGTAGTTCTTCTTGAGCCTCTAGCCCCATCTAATGCAGTCCAAACTGCATCCATAACATCATCATGCTTTCCACGGGGGTAAGATAAAAACTCAGATTGTGCTTCAATATCTTGTGGTCTAAAATAAAATTGTTTTTTAGCAAGTAATGGAACCAAAGATAGCAATCTTTCTGATTTTCTATTTCTAGGCTTTACTCCTTTTTCTAATCCCGGAATATATAGATTTTGCTCTTGCATCTGTTTTCTAACAGCAGACCTTAAAGCCTCCTGATAAGCCACTGTTTCTATTTTCATTCTTTTTGGTCTAAATTTTTTATATTGTTTAATAATTACATCTGGTTGTTCAGCGGGATCAAGCTTTGTTCTCACGAGATTAATCAAGTAAACATTGTTTTCATTATCTATACCAAGTGTAGCAATAACAAAGAAGTCAGCTTTCATAGATAAAGAAGATGCAGGATCAACCCCTGAATAAACAGCTACAGGAACAATCTCTTCCTCTTCTTTGCCGGGAATTTTTTTAAAAAGAATTGCTTGCCCATCTCTAATTTCATAATCATAATGATGTATTTGAATATATTCGGGCTTAAATGGTGCATCATCAGGTGATTGAGCTATATTCATATATTCCTGATAGAAACCATTTAAATTACCTACAGAAGCGAATTCATCCTTAATTTGAAGAATTCGTTCTTTCGGAAATCTTTCAGGCCATATACTAGTCTCATTCTCATCCCAAATAGAATACCACAGAACATTCCAAGAAGGAGACTCCTTAGCCCAACATAAAAAGCAATCTTCAGAAATAACCGTACCAATCATTGCTATCCTACCATCATCAGATAAGGATGGAATCACAGCTTCTGTAATCCACTTCCTGTTCTTAGCTCTAGCTTCTGGAGTAAATGCGTTTAATTCAGATTCAAAGTCATCAATAATAATGAGGTTAGGTCTAGTATCACCCTCGATAAAACCTCTAACTCGCTGACCAGTCCCAACAGCGATAATACGAGAACCATTTGCAAGAATAATGTCATTATTAGTCCAACGCTTAGCAGTATTAGGCCCCATGTCTCCAAAATTTTCTGTAAATGTTTTACTGTGGGTGAGATGGTATTTGATCCTAGATAAAAAATTGACTGACTGACTTTGGCTTTCAGAGATAATAACGATAAATAAATCCTCTGTATCAGCTTTAAAAGCAACTTTCCAGAGGGGATAAATAAGTGAGACAGTAGTGGACTTTGCTGTTCCTCTGGGTGCCGCAATAAGTAATCTTCGTTCTTTTTCATTTCTTAAATGTGAATATAATTCATTATGAAAAGGTGGTATATCTTTATTCAACGCAGTAGGAAAGCATACTTTACCAAATAATCCTATGCTTTCTCTAAACTTCTTTAGTACCTGAAGTCTCTGATATTGATCCTCGTAGTTCTCCATCGCTCTCTGTTGTTTCTGTGAGTTTTAACTTTTGTTCCTCCTCTAAAACATCAGCTATTAATTTCTTAGTTGACACGCCCTCTATCTGCCTAGTGGTCTTTATTGTGTCCTTATCATCCATACCATGCAAAGACATAAGCTTTTCTGTAGCTCTCATCATATTTGTAACATCTTTCTTTTCTCGAGCCATTGCTATTGACTCCTCAAGTAAATCCATTACATATTCTCTATCCTTACCTGAGTCTTTTAAGAGTACATCTAATTCTTCTCTAACCACTTTTTTAAACTCTTCCGTTCTTATTCTTCTTTTCCAGCGTCTTCTTTGCTGGGGAGTTGTCTGCCCCATAACCATATCAATTGCAAGGTCTGGGTCAAAATTTGTAGAAACATATGCGAGGGCAAGGTTCTTCCATTTCTGCGACTTAGACTGAACTTCGAGTGCGGGTTTACCGGAGAGTGTCCATGGAGTAGACCTGCCCTCAGCATAAAACTTTTGAGAAGTGTAGCTTGGATTATGCATAATGTACCCATAAGGGGTTCTGATATATAATGTTGGCTGATTCCTGTCTGATTCATACTCTTTTCTTTTTAAAACAATACTAACATACCCATCATCAGATATACAATATGTTCCTTCTTCTGCTTTCTTCCAATGCCTGTACTTTATATTTGAATCTTTTGCTTCCTTCTCTGTGTATATTGGATATGATTTTCTTCCAGATTTATGGTTTATCGCTATCTCGAACACTATCTACTTCTTCTTGCCATAATCTAGAATTAATATACACCAATACTACAACAAAACTTAAAGATAACTCTATCATTAATAATCCCTCCCAAATAGGTTACTGTGTTTCTCACTTTCTTGCAACTCTAATACCTTAGCTGATAGATATACAATAGAATCTATCAACTCTTCTAATGTATCCTGTAAATGATTTCTACTACCATCTAGGGGTACATCTTGCTTATACTCTTCCTGTCCCTGTTCTAATCTTTCTTCTACTAATCTTAGAATTCTTTCGTTATTAGACATGCAAAGCCCTTCTATACCAGCCAAACCAAAACTTTTCCTGAGAAGGCTTATTTATAACTATCTTTGCAAACTTTAGAACTCTATACGCTCTTAATCTATCTGATTCCAGCTTTTTAATGGCTTTAAGCGTCTTCGGGCCCACTCTTCCATCGACAACGACTGAGCCTTTGTACTTCCCATTAATAGCTTTCTGAAGAACCCTACCAGCACCAATAATGCCAAAATTGACACACATATCAAAATAAACATGCTGTAGGTCTGTAGGGATGAGATAAGCCTTTGAAGGTTTCCAATACTTATTATAGTATATCTCCTTTGCTCTATCTATCGTTAGACCTTTAATATCCTCCTTAGGAAAAGCTCTTTTTGATATGCCATACTTTGTTTCGCCCCCAGAATCAGTTGGGTCATCTACATACCCACCTTCTGCTTGTATTACCTCTTCGATAATTTTGTTAAATTCCTCTGAATACAATCCAAAACCCCCTTTCAAGTCTAAACCAAAGTTTTATAAAATGTAATTTAAATGTAATATAAACTAAATTAACCATCAGATACAATACTTTTCCCAGTTGCATCAACAATTCCAGTATCCGACTGCTCTTTAGCTTTTTCTTTAGCCTTTTCTGTAAGGAAGTTAGTGAGTTCATCTGTATCTCCTTTATATTCTATATATGATGCTACTAATTGGAAAAGTTCACTTATTTGAGCTTGTAACCCATTTATAGCGTTAGCGTGTGATGTTAGGGCAAAGTCCCTATCTCTATTGGTTGGCTTTTTTTTACTCGATTTAGCCATATATCCTCCAATCTATGGTTGTTCAGTCTCCCTACCTTACTTAGGTACCTAAGAAAAAGTAAGAACAGTACTTATTATATGCTATGTTAATGAAGTACCTAAGTATTCTTCCTTACTTAGGTACTATAGCCGCAGGAAAGCTACGGCTATTTCATAGCTGTGTCAAGTTTTTTCTTTGCTTTACTTAAGATTTCATACCTATGATGACTCCAACAGTACTTTTCTCCTAGCTCCATATCTGTAAACCAGTGAGTTTCACCATCTGTAGTCTTTAATTTTATAAAGATCGCGTCAGACACTTCACCATCATGGAATAGGGGTGTATTCTCATCCTCTTGATTGCTAATATTACTGAGTAATAGTGCCAAAAATGTAAATATTGCTAATTTTTCCATACCTTAAATTATATATTAAAAAGTGGTTTTCAAAAATTTATTCTAGAATGGGAGTGGCAGATATACACTAGCAGGTACCCCATCGAAATTCACCCCGTGGGGGTTCGTTCTCGTTGAAAGTTGACCTATATAATAGTTCAACAGGTTGGAGTAGCTCGCTACCCGTGCTCACTGCACCAATAGGCAACTAATAGCTACGCTATTAGACACTAACGCTTTGCCTATGTGGTTTGCTCTGCACTGTCCAACCAGTCTCCTATCACATAGGCGTGTGTAGTCTACTTTCGTAGACATACCACTAAACAACTTACAACTTCACCCTCACCCCCAGCTCTGCTACCGCAGACCCAAGCGGGGCTCATTTCGGGGTACCTGCACTATCCCGTACTTGCTAATAGCAACACTTACCTGTTGTCAGTATTCGCTGAATACGCCACCAAGGTAGTAGGTGATAGATACTACCACAACCCTAATCAAGGACTTGATTATGCTTGAAGGTACTATAACCAATACCTTCGCTGGTAGTCGCCGTGGTTCCAAGTGGGTTTACACACTTGATGAAAACGGCAACCGTATCCAGACGCATAGCCTTAAGATTACTGTCTCTGAAGACTCGGAGTTGCCTCCAGTCTTATCAGCAGACAGAATTGCTAAAGCTAGTAAAGCTTTACCAAATCTTAAGACTATCGCTAATACGGACTACCGTAAAGCTACCGAAGAAGTACACTTCGAAGAGACAAAGCAGATTTCTGCTGTGTATAAGCCTCTTCCACAAAAAGTGTCCTTCTAGGCTAGCTTTAGCGAGGTAAAAGGGAGTGTGATTCCACAATCGTGGATTGCGAATTGACGCTTGATACAGCTTAGGCTGTATCGAGTATCACTCCTTTTCCCTTAAAATAAGGTATGGTAGTACAACAAGCAAGAAAGGTAATGATAATGCATAAAGAGATTCTAGAGATATCACGCAATAAAAAGACGCGTGAGGTAGTTGAGATAACTACTATAAAAGGTAAGAAGAACCGTAAAGGGGAGCCTTACAAAGAGTCTGTTACTAAACATCTTTCTTTAAAAAGTAAAAAGAAGAAGAAATCAAATGATGAAGTTTAATAAACTACATCAATGGGTTGATTTTGCATTCTTATTATTTTTAGCCATATGGGCATTAGCAATAATTATTGCTGTTATAGATATGTGGTTAAGATAAGATGGTAATACCAGCTTGGAATAGGCAAAACCTAGTCGATTGGGCGATAAATAAGTTTCCTCACGCCCCAAAGACTAAGTTCCAGAAGATGAAGAAAAAGCAATTATGGGCAATATGGTTTAAATGTAGTAGGAAACATAATTAGCAGGGAATGCTGGTGCAATGTGAGGTTCATATCCTCGCTCCGGTGGGTTCGACTCCCACCCCTGCCACTAAATTATTCCTTTCGGAATTTGAGAGGAATCATAAGGGGGAGTTGATATTGGATATGCGTACGATATCTATTCGTGCACGAGTATGGCCAAGAGTGCCTCAATATCGACTCCCTGCAATTTAATTTGAGTATGCTGAAACAAATCTCCAGTGCCTTCTTGTGTTTTTCATCATATGGACTCTAGTTACATATATGCTGGATTGATAAGTAAGCATACTCAAAGCTATGGCCACCCATTAATAAATATTGAAGGGACAACACTTCAAAGGTAGACCCAACTTTAGAGGATCTACCCGCAAATAGTTTGAAATAATAACTAATAAGCATTAATCCTCTAAAAGGACACTGGTGATGTGAGGAGGAGTTGTGAAGATATTTATTAATGGGATTATTTGGATAAGATAAACGGGTTTGTGCAATCCGAGAAGGTAGTCAATCCACGCACCACATTAGATTGTGTATATTTGAGCTAATAGGCCGACCCTAAATGCTCATCGATTTTATCTTATCCATAAATTTATAAAGCGAGTGAGCACGCTAGTAATAGTGTAGGTAGGCTTAACTGTTTTTATTGACCGTTCGAACAGTAAGAGCAAGACTAGTTGTCCTTGAGGCAACCTGCCTATACTATAATATGTTGCAGGGAAAATTCGTATCTTTACGGAGATGGGAATGCCAGAGTGAACTGGCTCGTGCGAGATGTCGACCTCAAAGGTAACCAATCTCTCCTGCAACTAAAATTTTATTAAATATTGAATCTTTTTCTGATTGCAAGCAGAAAGAGACAGTAATGTGGCTGAGTGGCTTCTCTAACCGAGAGCTAAAGCACAAGATTAGGAAGATATTCCGCATTAAATAATAGGAAATGATTATTTGATGAACTAATTAACTATTAGAATCTTGGTCATATTGTACTTGGCTTCGTGCCGTATTAGAATAACCATTGGTTAGCATTGTTGGATGAATGCAGAAATGTAGATACATCCCTTTGATACTGGTAGTGACCTTTGTTTAGGGTTCCAGTAAACTTATAATTTATAGTGAATGCAAATATCGTAATTATCAGGGTAAGGTAATTAAGGTAATTGAATTATAGATATATAGATAAGTTGTACAATGTATATAAACTAGACACAATAAACGCAGGTTGGTAAATCCTGCCATTACTATTCAATAATAGGTCTCCTTGGAATCATTAGGTTTCAGGGAGACCGCCATATTTATTTTTTTTAAGCACTGTAAGGATTACAGGAGTAATTCTTTAAAAAGCAGTGATTTTTCAAACAAAACGGAGGTAATCATGGGTAAAGTTGAAAGAGCTCTAGATAATATGATAAAATTACTAGAGGATATTGGTTACTCAACAGAAGATGCCATAAACATGGTAAATAATGATACAGATAAAGCAAAAAAAGAAATAGAAAAATGGTGGGCATGGGTCGAATCTAGAATTGATGGCTTCTGTGAACCATAAGAGGAAAAAATGGAAAACATATTACTAGGATTAACAATATTGGTAATTATTTTGCTTACGGCATGTGGACTTCTTTGGTATCGTGGTTTTCTTTACAAAAAGAAACTGCGATACTGGAGAAATCAAGCACTTAAACTAAATGCTCAACAAGAGTATGGAAAGAAAAACAATGTTATAGGTGCACCATGGCTAAGAAAGTAAATAATTACGAAGTAATAAAATCGTATGTTTTTACAACTAAAAAAGTTGTGGAAAATAATAAGACAGTAATTGTCCCTGATAAATGGAAAAATGAGTTAATTGGTATTTATCCGTCACATGATGAAGCTGAATTCATTTTAGCTAAGGCTAAAAAGAACGAATCATATGAATCGAACAAAAAATACATACCACATACAACATTTTCCATCAGAAAGACGGATAATCCCGTAACATCGGGGATCGTTGGTAAATATTTATCGTCAGATTTATATTTATCAAATAACCAAAAGCAGAAGGAGGCTAATAATGGCTGAAGTACGCTATATGGCATACCACACTGGTGGTGTTCCTAAGACTGTAGATGCGTCTACCCCAGCTGAGATTGCTGAGAAAGAAGGCTTTGGCATCACGGATAACCAAGTGGCTATCTATGTTGGTGGTAAAGCCGCAACCGCTACAACTCGTCTTCGTGACGGGCAGGTTGTGTCTTTTCAGAAGGCTAAGCAAGAGTCTGGGAATTTGACTTTTAAAGTCAAACATCAGTAGGGTTTGCCCAAACCAATGGAGGCTCCTCTTTATGGGGAGCCTTCATAGCATAAGGAGGAATTATGTTTTCAGGTAAAACAAGTACAATAAACAGATTAAAAGCAGATGATGATATAGTATATACAATAAATGAAGGTGAGTTAACATTAAAAGCTTGGCAAGTATTAACAAGAATATTCAATCATCAAGATTCTGATGAATGGTGCGTAGATGAATGGCAGAATTTCTTAAATGATAATGAATTTATATACGATGAACTGAGACAATGTGTAATGCTTATAGTAAGAAATGCAAGAATTAGAGTGCGTAAGTATTTTTATATGCCACCTATTTATGTAGCCTTTCCTATACACAACGAAATTGGATTTAATATACAAAATCAGAAATTGCGATATTTTCAAAAAATAGAAGCTTATAGTATAGCTTTAAATGAAGAAGAAGAAAAAGCATATGAATTAAATAAATATCCTTGGATGGTAGCATATCATCCACATGTAGATGGAAAAGGTCACGCATGTTATGGTCATTGGGGAGAAAATCTCGAAACAGCTAAAGCAATGGGCCCTTATGCATATGTTGAAACAATAAGAGGATATTTAAACGATTATAATGGTAGGAGTACATTCTTTAGAATTGACCCTTATTCATTTGACAGAAATGATGAACTTGGAAGAAATGTAAGAAACAGACAATACGGTAGTCTTCTTTTTCCAACTCAAACTGACTACATCAGGTTTGGAGATGGATTAAAAACATCTCAAATGGATGAAATATTAACTAATATGGTTAATAAAGAATGGTTACTTGAGTTATGTGAACAAAATGAACTTAATTATCAATTATATTGGGAATTATGGACGATATTATGTAGTTCGGGACATGAAAATGATGGGAATTGGGATCAGGAAATATTTAAAGTGTTAAGGCATAATAATATTTCTTTGGATTATGAAGAAGTTGTTTTGCATCCAATGCATTATAGAACTTCAAGCACTACTGATGAAGAATGGGAATCTCAAAGAATAAAATATGAAGAATATGAAGCTTTTATGAAACCTTATAGAGTAGATACTATAACTAAATATATATTTGGATATCTTTATTCTAAACTTGGACATAAATTCTCAAAAGGAGAACTAAATGTCTTTCTTAAAGCTTATGCAGTTACTTATGATTTTAATTATGAAGTACATAAAAAAGAATTCTTAAGCACATGTGTAACAACAAGAAGAAATAATTTAGAATTTGGGAGGCTTTTAGGTAATTTTGGATTTGAACATTCTTATCTAAGTATAGAGTTTAAATTATTAGTTTTACTTATTAATAATAATGACTATTCAAATCTAATTCACAAAACAAGAAAATGGTTAAACTTACTATCTCTTACATCAGATAAAATAATATGGGAACAATCTTATAGAGACTTTAATGAGTATTTAAATCATACTTATAGTTATGATGAACTAAGAGCTAAAAAGTTAATATTAGAAAGACCTTATGTTGCATTTGAAAGAGAGAGTATAATGGTTGGTAACTATGAATATATGTTATCATCTAAAAATCCACTAGAAGCTTCTTATTACAAGATATTAAGAGGAATCGCAAATGCTCTTAGTAATAAAATTGCTAGAGAAGGAGATTCTTTATTAACATATCAAGTAGTAAATAACTATCTGAAGAATATAAATAATAATATTAATTGGGCAGATAAATTTAAAGAAGCTAAAACAAGTGATAAAGATATGTTTAGGAATTCTTTCTTGAATATGATAAAACATTATGGAATAGCTATACCACCTAGTGGTAGAGACTTTATAAGGGATACATTTGAAAAAGAGGAGATTGATTTTAGTTACGATGATCAAGATGACAGGGGTTATGATTGGGTTGATTTTATGATGCATACACCTCGTGAACTAGAATATCATGATGTAAGTGATGAGTCTATACTTGAATTTATAGATTCATTTTACAAAGCATTCCCAGAGTTCCCAACTAAAGTTAGTGAGGTAAAGGATTTTATCATTATGCTAGATAAAATCACATTAAAAACTGCATATGATTATGCATTAAATGAACACAACAAACTAAAAAAGGAGTTAACAAATGTTCTTAAAAATACCTTTCAGAGTGTATACCAAGGTGAACTTTTTTCTGAAGAAGTTCCCATCAACTGAGTGGTCTGGCCCAGCATGGTACAAGCCACATTATAAAAAAGGAGAGAAATTTCCTCAGGGGTTCACATTAGTACACTTTCATCCTGTTGATTTAGGACATGGAACTGCAACAACAATAGAAGCTGGAGATACAGCCAAAATCTTAAGTAAGACTTGGAAAGATTATCCAGAAACAGAAAAATGCATGATGGGAATAATACATTCTCACCATACAATGGGAGCATTCTTTAGTGGAACAGATAAAAACTGTTTACATGACAACGCTCCTATTAAAAACTTCTATTGTTCAACAGTAGTTGCAAGTGCAAAAGACAGATTTGTATTTGGATGTACATATCAAGACCAATATGGAATAACTCATTTAGTAGAAAGTGAGAAAGCAAATATTAAGGTTGATATGCCACCAGATACAGAAGAACCAAAATGGAAAGCTATTGCAAAAAAGATAGAAAAACAGAAAAAGTCAAATACATCTATACAAGGCTGGACTCGTGGTGGAAGAACTCAAATGGATATGTTTGGAGCTTATAGTGGATATGGAAATCCTTATGGATATAAACCTGTTCACGACATAAGTGGAAACACAACTGGAGAGAATCCAGATGAAAAACATGTTTTAAAATTAAGAGAAGAAGCAGAAAGTGAAGCCGCTAATGATGTTGATATAGATATGATATATTTAGGGAAACTCCATGAAGAGTATATGCAAGGAAATATATTAATGGAAACATATAGAGATGAAATTCAATTTCATGGATATGACCCCTCTATCTTTATGAAAGAAATAGGAAAGGAGCAGGATGATGTCAAATATCTCCCAGCGAAAGCATCTTCGTAATAAGGATTTAATTCCACAAGATAAACTAGATAGCGTAACAGTTGTTGGTTTAGGTGGTATTGGTTCTGGTATTGTTATGTTACTCTCTATAATGGGCTTTAAGCACATTAGAGGATATGACGATGATATTATGGAAGAACATAATTTTGGAACTACATTATATGCTGAAGATTGGTATACAAATATTGTTATGAATAATGACAATAGTAAAGCAAATATGGCTGATCATGTAGTAAAAAGTTATGGAGGAAGTAACATAGAAAGTGAAATGTTAAATGATAAGTTTCTTGGATATGGGCAGGTATTAAGCCCTAAAACTATTGTCTGTACAGATGATATGGATTCAAGAAAACTTGTATACGAAAACTGGTTAGAATACGATGATAGAGAAGTACTTATTGACTTAAGAATGGATGCTTTAACAATGTCGTGTATAACCACAACTAAAAACTCTGATGTTTATATGAAACATTGGTTTCCACCCGGAGGTTCTGGAGAAGAGGCTCCGTGTACAATGAAACATACTATATTCTGTGCTAACTTAATAGCTGGTTTAGGTGTGAGTCAATTGTTTAACTTCTTGACAAAGAGACCATTTTATCAGTATATTTGGCAAGGTCTTTCGCCTCTTGATATGAGAATGGAAGACTTTCATAGTGGAGAAGACAATGAAATCAATAACCATATAATAACTGAGGAGTATGCGTATGCAAATTAAAACTCGTACAGTTACAACTAATTGGAATGAACAACCCGATGGGCTGACTTGGTATTTTATCGGTCAGCCCAAAACGGGCAAAACGACAGCCGCGGCTAATTGGTCATCCAAAGGTAGTAAAGGTGTTCTTATGATAGACACTGACCTTGGAGCCGATTTTGTAGACGGTGCCAATGTTGTAACAGTAACATCACTTAATCCACCTTTTGAAGGCGAAGGAGATGATAAAAAACTTATCGCACCAGATGAGAGAGGATTTTATCATAGAGTTGGCCCTAATAAAGGTGAACCCATGGAAGTGTATTCTTTATATGAAGTATACAAGTGGATAAAAAGCGATTGGAAAGAACTTGGATATCAAACATTAGTAATTGATACTATCGATACTATTAATGAATGGATTCAAGACGCTGTCTGTGATGAGCTTGGTATCTCAGCTATGGGTCAAGGTGACTGGGGAGCTGACTGGGGTAAAGCAAGGAGAAAAAATGTTGACATAGTTAAAAGATTACAACTTTTAATGAAACAACATGGATCAAACTTGGTACTCACTTCCCACTCAAAACAATCCCAAATGAATGATGGTAAAGTGCAACTAAGTCCCGAATTACCAAGGGGCTTAGGATACGCACTATGTGCTCGTGCTGATGTGATTGGGTACTCAACCGTTCAAAAGGACGAAACAGTGCCCAGAGTATCTTTTCAAGCATATGATGAGAGAACTGTTGGTTCGAGGCTAAAGCCATTAAATGGGAAATTATTGCCCTTTACATTTAACGATGTAAATCTAGCAATAACAGAATATAAAGAAGAAGAGGAGAAATAACATGGCGTTATTACAAACTACAACTTCAAGCAAAGGTGGTGACTTCACTGGTTATTTTGAGGCTGGTGTTGTCAAGGTTGAAGATAAGTCAGGTCAATATGATTGGGCCGATTGTTGGATTGATGTACACTTTAATATCAAAGGTAGTCAATTTCCGCAAGTACATTCTATAAAGGGTTCTTTTGATAGGAATCCCGATGGAACTTTGGAAATCAATAAGGTAATTAGACATTTTAATTACTTTAAAGACGCTATTGGTTTTAAAGGTGGCATTAACACAGAAGGACTATGGGAAACAATAGATGGTGATTCTATCACTAATATTGAAGAAGCTCTTAATGACCACATTAAGGCTCTAAATGGTTCTAATAATCCTATGCTCGAACCACCTCATCACTTTTATATATACATTTATCGTGAAGCTCCTAAAAAGCAGGGCGATAAAGCATATAAAAGAGTTCTTGGTAAGATAGCTACAAATGATGATAAAGGAAAACAAGACTTAGAGTCTTATGTTGCCTATATGAATAAAAAAGGCTATCTAAAGGAGGCATCTGCTGAAGATGTTGCCAAGAGTAAACCTACTTCACAGTCAACGACTAATGATGATATGCCATTTTAATGGAACTATATCTTGAAGTAGCAATAGGGAGTCCTCGGCAACGGGGACTCCTTATGACCCTTGGTGAATATGAAAAGAACATGAAAGAATTCTTTGACAAAGGTCAATATATACCAATATATAGGTCTCATTATCTTTATGATAAAGATGCTTATTCTTTTGTAAAAGATAACAAATCTTTAAAAGACTATATGGGTAAAAGATATGTTGATAACATATTAATAGATATTGATAAAAAAGATGATTCAAACGAATATGTTTTAGAAAAAGCTAAATTAGTTGTAAGAGAATTAAATAGCTTAGGTTTAAAAGAAGGCAATTACAAAATATTCTATAGTGGTACAGGTTACCATATTGTAGTTTGCTCTGATTGCTTTGGATTTAAACCTGATGAAAACCTTCCTTATGTAGTTAAACAAACAATGATTCAATTAATAACAAGCGTGGATATTGATCCAGCTGTTTATATGAGAACTGCTGTTTACAGGGAGGAAGGGACTAAAAACGCTAAATCAAATTTGTTTAAAACATTGCTACCTTTTAATGAATTCTTAAATATGGAATACAAAGCTATTCATTTACTAGCTATGAAACCATCCAAGATAGATTGGGAAGATGTTATGTGGGGAGATGAATCCCTAGACCAATCTATACAAACTGCTGTAGAACCTGTTCGTTCATTTAAAGCTGTTCAAGAACCAACCAAAGTTGTGCCTTGTGTACAACAAATGTGGGGAGAAGGGCCTAAAGAAGGCAGTAGGAATAACATCATACTCAGGATTGCATCACACTTTAGAAGAAATGGAATACCTTCAGAGGCAACTAAAGCCGCATTATTGCATTGGAATGGCAATCAATTACAAGAAGGTATTATTCTAGAGAAGGTCGAAAATGTGTACAATAATGGGTATCAATACGGATGTCAAGATAGTGAGATGAAAGCTAGGTGTCAAACTTATTGTATTCACTATAAAAGAAAAGACTATGACATAGAGGTCAAGGATTTTCAACAACTACAAAAGAAACTAGAAGAAAGATTGTCAACTGATTTTTCTGGAAGAACTATTGACTTGTCTAAGATATTTGGACTACCAAATATAGACTGCACAATATACCCCGGAGAATTAGTAACAATATTCGGGCCCACAGGTGCTGGAAAAACAACCGTTGCTCAAAATATAGTCTTAGGATATAACTCTGCACAAGACAGAATAGACCCAGACCAACAACTGAATACATTGTATTTAAGTTTAGAATTGAGTGATTGGTATATGCACAAGAGGCACATACAGATAGTTGCTGATGTAGATAAACAACAAGTAGAATCTAATCCATCACAAATAGCAGAAGACCATAAGGAATTATTAGACCATATAATAATACAAACTGTTCAACCTACCATAGAAAGCATAGCTCAGAAAATAAAAGAGTTAGACCCTCAAGTCGTAGTAGTAGACTATATCGATTTGATTGATCCCGGGCCTTCTAAAAGAGGTGAATATGAAGGTATTAGATATATAAGCCATAGTTTGTCCAACATGGCGGTTAACAATGATTTGATAATAATACAACTTTCACAAGTTAGTAGAGAATATAGTAAAAATGATGTGTTAGACCTTTACGCTGGTAAGGGAAGTGGGGCTATTGAAAATGCGTCTAGAAAAGTACTAGGCATTAATGGACAAGCAAAAGACCCTATAAAATACTTGTCGTTATTTAAAAACTCTGATGGAGAACTCTTTGAGGATATACCTTTAAGATGGAGACCATCATTTAGACTAAGGAGAGATTATGAGTGACTTATCGATAAATAAAAGAAAAAGTGCAAAGGAGCTTATTGGGGAGTACATGGATGTTATTATGGATTTAGCAATGACTGACCATGATGAGCCAGAAAACTCTGAAATAATACTAAGTTTAGAAAGCAAAAGAGACTCCTTACAACTAAAAATGAAAGACAAAGTACAATCCATTGACTTTTTCTCTCAAAATATCAAGGAAAGAGATTATCTGTTAAGTGCTGAGATTGAAGCACATAAAGATGAAATAGAAAGATTAAGAAATAGACAAAAAGCTTTAAATGCTACAAGTGATTATCTTAACAAAATCTTATTACCTTTGATAATAGAAGAAATAGGAGATGAAAATGGAGTCTTAGAAACTGATACTGCAAGGTATAAGTTATATGAGACTTATGGTTCAGTTATTATAACTGATCAAGAGGCACTATCTAAAGAGTTTATCAAAACTGAAATAGTGCAAAAAGTAGACAAAGCTAAGCTTAGGAAAGTATGCATGAGGTCTGTAAAAGACGGATATGAATTACCAACCGGAGCTAGCATAACAAAAGTGAAAAGAGTAAAAAGGTCATAATGGGGTACATTATTGATATTAAGTATAATAAAAATGCTATTAATTTAACATTTTTTAAAATCCTATCATTCGGAATTGTATTTTATAATGAAGATGATAACGATAAGTCCCAATTTGACTTTATACTTTTTCAAATACAACTATGGAAACTTCAAGTTTCTTTAGAGTTAGGAGTACATAAATGAAACTACTTTACAATCCTTTTAAAAAGAAAAAGAAACTAGAAATCTGGACTAGACTCAGAGAACTTAGTAATTTTACTTGGAAAAATAGGAATGATATAAATAAATTACTTGATAGTGTTATAGGTCTTCAAAAAGTACAAAATGAAGTTTTATTAACACTTGAACAGATGAACAAACCTAAGAAAAGAGGAAGACCTAGAAAAAATGGCTAATATAGGTGGAGATAAAGCCAATTTAGACTGTTCAAATTGTGGAGATAATAACACTACTTTTGAAGAATATGGAGATTCTTCTAGTGATATTAGTATGTTAGGCATAGTTTGTGAAGACTGTGACTATACAGAAACTCCAAATGAATTAAATGGTCGATACGAATAAATAACCCTAGGGAGTCTTGCTGTCTTCTCCACATACCGTATGCTTATCTAAGCATTCTAAGTAAGGCTCCCTATTTTTAGGAGGAATCATGAGTATTTTACAAGAATTAAAAGACCAAGAAAAAACTGCTAAATTATTAGCTAAAAAATTTGACGGAACAATAACAGATTCGGACGGAACATTTGAATCAAGGAATACAAATAGAGTTGATAAAGCACAATTAAAGGCAGAAGAATATTTAAATAAAGCAAAGATACCATATAAGAATATTGGATTTGATAGCAAAGAAGATAGAATACCTTCACAAATCTGGTTTAAAGCACCTGAATTTTTAAGATGTATGCCAGATATGTTTTTTATGAATAAAAGAAATGAATTTAACTTTTTAGAAATAAAAGGATGCAGAGAAGACGCTAAATTTAAACAAGCCGATATACTACAGTATAGTTTATGGAATGGAATAGCACCATTATATTTCTTTATATTTGATGTTAAAAGTGATAGAACATTTTTATTAAGTTTCGAAACTTTAATGGATAAGATGGGAATAGCTGAGATAAAAAGATATGATGATAACAATAAAATATACTTTTCATATGGAACTGCATTACTATATGACTACGAAAGAACCATGAAATGAAAAAAATCAGACCATACAAAGGAATGAATAAAAAAGACATAACTAATATGTCGCCTAAAAAAAGAAAATCTCTTGAGAATTGGGCTAAAAATAGCTCTCAAGACTTTAAACCAAGAAAACCTAATAAGCCTAGTATAAAAATACCTGTAGGAATGGAATATAAATGATAAAAAAAGAGGACTTTAAGAAAGTATTAGTACCTATACATGGTACATTTTGGCAAAAAGCTTATAAAAAGCTTTTACAAAAAATTAGTGCCTTAAAGTCCTCTTTAAAAAGACGCTCTATAGTATCTGGAGTTGTCTTTGACATAGAGTCACTAGAATTAAAGAAAATGTTCTTAGATATATATGGGACAGAATGTAAGTATTGTAATAAAGTGCTTACATATAAAAACATAGCATGTGATCACATAATTCCATTAGCTAAGGGAGGTGATAGTATTGCAGATAATTTACAATTAATATGTAAAACTTGTAATACTAGAAAAGGGCCATTAGATGAAGAAGATTTTAATTTACTAGTTGAATTAGTATTAGAACTTCCAGAGGAATTAAGTAATTATGTAATGCGAAAACTCGCTAAAGGAGGGCGATATTAATGAGTAAAATAAAAGTGTGGACAGTTGAAGAATTGTCAAAACCATTAACAAAAAAACAAAAAAAAATGTTTGCAAATATGGAAGAAGCTTATAGAAGAGGTTATCATCAAGGATATAGTCACGCAATAGATGCTCATTCTGGAGTAGGGGCTCATATAAAAGAGATATGTCTTTTCTTTGATAAGCTTCTTACACCTTGGAGATACTTTAAAGATAAATTAAGTCAGACTCAAACTATGGTAACACCACCAGAGTTTGATTTTAGAAAATGGCAGGAAGGAGAGTATGATGAATGATATCATGAATGATTTTTTTACAGTTAAGCCTGTAAAATTCAAAACAAGTAGTAAGAGAGGAATGAGCTCAGATACTTATTTAAAATACTGCACTAAATGCAAAATGGTATGGGAAAGTGCATTAAGATGTGTCGGGGCTTCTCAGCATAGTAGGAAACATAGAAGGATTTTAAAATATGAAAACTTTCCTACATATGGAAAAACTAGAAAAACTTGTACAGATTGTAAATAAAACTAAGGGGGCACAATATAACAAACAAACTTATGAAAGGACTACTTGTTATGTGGTTATATGAAATAAGATTGACAATGAAAATATTGCTTGGTTGGCACCAGCCCCCTAAAATTTAAAAGGAGAGACTATGATAAAACTAATAGAAGCGATATTAGCAATGTATCCTGATTCAAATCTAGAATCAGAAGCATCTAGAACTGTGATAGCAGGAAGAATATTTGATATGATAAATTCTCAATACAATTACAGTTTAAAAAAGGAACCTGTTTATGCAAAATCTGACCCAACTATTAATAGTACAGCATTAGTTAGATTAACATATCCAGAATTGTATGAATTAGGGATGACTTTAGATTCTGAATTAGGTAAATTCTTTGGAAACTTATCTAAAGATTTAAAAGAATCAGTTGAAAGCAATATCGAAAAAGAAAGAGAGCAAAGAGAAAATCCAACTTGCGAAGTTGGAGTCAACTGTGACTAGTAAACCAATGGCATTGAAACATTGTGCCAATTGGAACACTGGTAAATGTTTAGGCGTTCTTTTTATTAGAGGAGAAGACTCTGGACAAATATTCCAAAGAACTCATAAAGACTACTATGGAAAAGAATGCTTTGTCGAATCAGAAAAAGGATGTCAGTATTTTAAAAACTGTGTTAGGCCAATATTGGTTTAACTCCTTAAGCGAAAGAGGGGGATTATAGCTCTCTGTCCCCCTCTACTTTTAAAAAAATCCGTCTAGTACATCCAGCAAAAATTAAAAAATAACTACTCTTCATCAGACATTGCATAACCAAGAAGACCGGCTCCCGCTAATCCTCCAACTCCCGCAGTTGCAATGTTTAATCTGTTTTTATTAAAGTAATTTCTATAACTCTCATACCCTTTAAACCTTTTTGGGTTTTTTACTATTTCATCGTATTCTTTAAATATACGAGTTCTGTTTATTTGTTCTGTTTTTGTAAAAGGATTATACTTAACTAAGTATTTTAATTGCTCTTTTTCCGATGCGTTTAATATATTAGTTGGTATCTCAAAACCATTTTCTACTAATGCATCTTTTTTCTTAACATAATTTCTAGCTTCTGAATAAGGGTCTTTTATTGGAGTGCTTTGAATATCTAAATCTTTTTCGTTTATTATTCTTTCAAGGTCTTTTTTAGCACGAGGAATAGATATTTTTCTACTCCTACTTATATTTAATGTATTAATTCCTTTTGATTCAGCTGAAATACCAAGTAAATCAGGCCTATCGGAAGCTAACAATTTTATATTCTTAGGATCTTTTTTTGACCATTGAATAATACCTTTATAACCACCCCAGTCGTATCGAGCTTTCATTGATGGAGACATTATGATATTCAATCCCTCTTTAGATTCCATTACTTGCATTCCTCGCATATTAAATACTTTTCTAACTTGTTCTTTTGTTAAGTTACCCCAGCCTGTTCTTCTTCCAATGTCTTCTATTTCTATTAATCCCTTATAAGCTGGTCTGTGATAATGTATGCCCCTTAAAACATCGCTAGCTGGAATATCTTTATATATTGCAAAATTATTATAAAGCAATGGTCTTTTTGTCCATCCTTGTCCTAATAAAAACAATTCTTCATTACTGTGAATACCTTCATCTAGTACTTGTTTTCTTGATTTCATTTCTACTAACTTGCCTTTTGCTGTGCCACCTTTTCTACCTATATAATTATTAAGATTCTTATAAGGCATTTTGCCAGTATACATCATAGTATTTCTAAAATCATTAGTTAATTTTTCATGAACTTTTTTCTCAGCTGTTTTTATAGCATTTCTAGCTTGTAAAAAGGTCATGTCTCCATTCTTAAACCTCTCTAAAGATGTTTTTCTTACAAAACGAGCCTGATCGTAAATGTCTTTTGTTACTCTAGATATACCAGTTCTTCTAAAAGCAAATGATTCAGAAGGACTTAGCCCTTGCCCTATTAATCTTGCAGTCCCTTTAACTCCTTCTTGAGCACCAAGAGCAAGCTTTTTAACTTGCCCAACTCCTTTGCCGTAAAACCCATCAAGGAAATTATTCATACTAGCTACAAAAGCATTCCTAGCTCTTCCAGCACCAAATAATAAAGCTCTACTTCCAGTAACAGCAGAGGCGGCCATTAAACCAATACTAGCATAATGTAATAAATTGTTTTGAAAATCGTTATTTTTTAGTTCTTTATTTTCAGCCATTATATACCTGAGAAGTATTCAGATGCTTGCATACCCGGAGGTGTCCAAAACTCAGTCCCCTTTTCTTCTTCCTCTTTTCTCTTTGTTGTCATTCTTTTACTTGCTACTACAGGAATTCCAGTTAATTTGTCTATGCCATAATAGGGATTATCAGTTAATCCACCCGGCCCTACAAGGTCTCTTGCTAATCTTCCAAAAGGAAACATTGTCCAAATGTAATAATTACTCATCTTTTCCCAATCTCCATTAACAAGACCATTTAA